ATTCTGGTCCGACCTCTTTCATAAATTTAGGAGGCCCATCAAATAACTCATAGTATTCTCTTTCATCTTCTGTTATAATCAATTCTTTCTGATATTTTTCATCAGTATCGTGAACAGAAATCATACCATTCGGAGAAAGTAGTTCTGAGTATAGTTCGAAATCTCTTTTAACATCTTCATAGGAATGACCTGCATCAATATGTAAGAAGTCTATTTCTATATCTTGCTTTACAAAGTAGTTATAATAAGCATTTTCTGTAGTGTCTTTTATAAACCTAGGACCAAAGGTTCTTCTGAAGAAAGAATCGTTATCTAAATAGTTTACTTTTCCACCAACTCCATTAGCAGCATCTACTAGGTATGTAGTTCCTATATCTCCATGATTATGTGAGTTATCACCTGTGAATATCTCTTGATCATATAAGTCTAATCTAGCTTGGGTCATGATACGAGGAATGAACCCTCCTCCACTTCCTAAACAGACGCAGGTTTTATATCTCATTAATTGAATAACAGAATATATCAATAAACCATCACCCATGTGATATTCAGTAGCTCCATGTGTCCACCGGTATGGAACTCTTTCTTGGGTACATGCTATAGTACCATCACTTTGAACCTCTTCTACATAGTTATTTGAGATAAACTCTTTTATGAAATCTTTATTAAGTATACTCATTATTTTTTTTCTATAAAGTCTATATTTAATTTAGGAAAATTAATGCAGTTTAGCAACATATCTATTTCTAAATCGTATTCATAATCTCCTTTGCTAGCTAAAACATCTCTTTTTGAAGGACCATAATGCTTTGCATATAATTCTACTTCTGGCCAGCTCCATATACCTAAATCATGTTCTTTTCCAAAGTCCCATTCATCGCAATTCCAGTATGTAGATTGTAAACTTCTGAGTTTAATTTTATCCCTATCTATCATATGCCTTAAAACTAATTGCTCAGCAAAAATAAGATATTGAGAATTAGGAGCTTTTACCTTAGTAAACTCTTCCATTATCTGCAAGCTCACTCTTGAGTAAATTTAGGATCAGGTAAATGTAAAAAGCTAACATTAACAGAATCTGTCTGCCATCTAGGTTTATAAGATAATTTTTTTACATACTTATCAGCATTACCTGGGTAATAACCTTTGCCTACTTCTAGATTATATACTGTAATAGCATCTGGATCTAAGTATTGTTTGATAGGTCTAAAGCATAAAGTATCGTTATCCATTAAGATAACAGGTTCTTCTTGTTTACCTAATACAGCTACTTTATTAGCAGCCCAAAATACATTTCTATCTATTTCTCTATCGTGAGTATATTGTTCTACTACATCAAAAAAATCTAATGCATTTGCTTTGTATAAAACTGCTTCAGTTAATTTATCACAATACAAATAGCATCTGTCTTCGGGATAATGTTTCTTCCAAAGTTTAACAGATGCTAGTAAAAGTAGTATATTAAATTTTCCGTAAAAAGAAAAGTCTTCTTTAATATTTTCTAAAACCCATATTACTTTCAAAACCTTTCATTTAATTTTAATTATTAAAATGTGCGTAAAAAGTACCTTGACTTGTATAGTCACCAATTGAAAGGTTAATAGAAGTAGATGTTGAAATCTGGCTTCCACCTCCATTAGCAGCTGTTCTCCATGAGTGCATTGTAGCCGGATATGTTGGTACTGCTTGAATAGTTACGTAAGAATATGAACCATAACTTATTGGAACTATAGTAACTGAAGTTCCTGTTGCACTACTATATGGATAAGTAACTCTAACCTGTCCTCCTGTTCCTGCTGATAAGTAACCGTATCTAATACCTTGTCCTCTAATAGTAGAAACTGTATAAGGTGCAGTATCGTCTGGATACATATTCTCTAATACTGTACTTAAGCTAATATTTGAGTTAGAAGAATACGAAGGTGACCACGTCTTCATAGACGAAAATGAAATGCTTGTTGTTGGTACGGAATATACTGCCATGTTATTATATTTTTTCTATTAGTGCGCTTGGTATCATTGCTGATAGTCTAGCTTTTAATTCATCGTAACAAAACTGCAATGGATTTTCTCCTGCTTTTCGATCTAGTACAATTTTTTCAACCTTATCGGAACCAATTTGTACTTTTTCAGTTTTAACCTTTGTTCTATATAAAGTAATTTCTTCACCTTCACTATCGAAACTCACATATGGAATTTCTTCAGTTACTTCCTTCTCTTCGAAGATTGGTACTTCAACTACCTCTTTATACTTAGGTACGAACTTATAGAAGTTCTCTATTGAAATGTCAACTCCTTCTGAATCGTCATCTACATAGACTGTCATGATAGGAGATAAAATACCTAATGCATGACCTGGTTCATCATCTAAATAAATTTTCTGAAATTTATCTGATTCATCTTTCGAAACCCAAGCAGATGTAGTAAATTGTAGCTCATTGTTTAACTTACTGTACCTGTACCCCTCTATCCTTAAGTAGACAGAGGTGGTAGGTCCTGAGCTTGTTTCTAAATCTGCGTTTATTTTTAATCCCATTCTATTAATATATTACTTTTTTTCTAATTCTTCAACTTTAGCTGATAATTCTTTTACAGCTTCAATTAAAAGACCAGTAATTTGTGCATAGTTAACAGATTTCATACCTTCATCGTCAGTTAATACTAATTCTGGAAGTACTTCTTCTAATTCTTGTGCTACAACACCGATTGATTTAGTATCGTCTGCTATTCTAGTAAATTCTACACCTCTAAGTGCTTTTGTTTTATCTAGAGCTCCTTCGATAGTCTTAATATCTTTCTTAAGTCTTTCATCTGAGTAAGCAGTAATATCTGAATCGGCAACAATTCTACCTGATACGTCAATACCTGCAGTGTCAACTCTTAATCTTTCTGTACCTGCTACTACAAATTGTTGGAAGGCGTTATTAGACCAGTAGATATAATCATTAGAATCGTATCCAATATAGCTAATACTGTCTCTAAGGTCAGTTTCTAATAAGAATTGTGTACCACTTAGATCTAAACCTCTACCTGCAGTATATGTAGTATTTGTATCTGTATAAGATGTAATATATCCTGCACCATTTGTTAACTGATTGTTATTAGTAATGTAGTTAGCATTTGTTGCTCCTGTATATCCTAAATTACCTAGTGTTAAATTTCTAGTTGCAATACTTGCATTTGCATCAGTAACGTGACCGTTAGTATCTGTTGTTACGTTAAAGTCTAAGTCGCTAATTACAGTAGCACCAGATAATGCTCCAGTATCGATTGATATATCATCACCAGCATGTGTTGGGTGAACATAGGCATTGGCTCCTGCAGCAATTCCATTTAACTTATTATATAATGTAGTTGTGAAGTTTTTCTGGGATAACCCACCATCTCCTACTGAATAAGTTGTGTTGTTATCGGTAGAAGAAATAGTTACTTTCTGAGTTGCAGCATCGAAAGATACTGAAGTAGCACCTGAACCTGCAAATCTAATTTCTTCATTTTCTGTTACTGTAAACTGATCAGTACCGGCAGAGTTAGCAATTTTAAATCCATCACCCATATCTACTGTGTTAGTAAATGATGTGATGTACCCTGCTCCGTTACTTAACTGGTTGTTATTAGTAATATAGTTAGCATTTGTAGCTCCTGTAAATCCAAGATCTCCTAATGTTAATGCTCTAGTACCGTGTGAAGTAATAACCCCATCAGTCATGTAAATATTATCAATAATATTTGCACCAGTAGTATTAACGTCTGTGTCTGTACCAATAACAGTATTATAAGTACCTGCTGCTTGAACATCTACTCCAATCTCTACTCCTAAGTTTTGTCTAGCTGTAGCTGCATTTGTTAAATCAGATAAGTTAGATGATTTAGCTAATTTTGTTCCTACTGTAGTTGTAAGTGAAGCTAGACCTGATTGATCTGATGCTAACGAAGCTGAAAGCTCTCCTAATGTATCTAATGTAGAACCAGCAGTTCCGATTATAGCATCAACTCTACCTTGTACGAAGGCGGTTGTTGCTAATTTAGTAGAATCATCTGTTCCTGTTTGTGTAGGTGCTGTTGGATTACCAGTTAGTGCTGGTGAAGCTAAAGGAGCTTTTAAATTTAATGCGCTTTGTAATCCATCTACATTTGAAATAACGTGTGCGTGAGAATCGTCAGCTACTGTTACTGTTAATGAAGCATTACCTAAGTTAGTGAATGTTGCTGTACCACTAGCATCTCCTGTTAATGTTAATACAGGATCTTTTGCGTTAATAGTTGCAATAGCACTTGTATTAGTAGCTATGTTTGTAGTATTAGTTGAAATATTTCCTGCATTAGTTGAAATATCACCAGTATTGGTTGAGATGTTTCCAGCGTTAGTTGATATACCACCAGCGTTAGTTGATATACCACTAGCGTTAGTAGAAATATTACCAGTGTTAGTAGAAATATTACCTGTATTAGTTGATATATTACTAGTGTTAGTAGAAATATTACCAGCGTTAGAGCTTACACTACTATTTGTATTATCTAATCCTGCTTCTAAATCTCCAATTGAACCAGAGTTAGTAGCTATGTTTGTACTATTAGTTGAAATAGCAGAAGCTTGTCCTGTTGAAATAGTAGTTGGTTTACCAGATAAATCACCATATGCACCTGAAGTTGCTACTGTAGATAAATCTCCTGGCTGTACTGCTGAGTCTGCTGTAGAACCTTGTGTTGATGTAGCATATGCAGATGCTGCTGTTGTTGCTGCTGAACCTAGTCCTAAGTTAGTTCTAGCAGTTCCAGCGTTCGCTAAGTCTGATAAGTTGCTTGCTTTTGCTAATTTTGCATTAGCTAATGTTGTGTTAGAGCTTATACCACTTGCGTTAGTAGAAATATTAGAAGCGTTAGTTGAAATACTACCATCTAAAGCAGTTTTAATGGCTACTCTTTGAGTATGTGCTGAACCTGATAAGCTAGTTACTGAAGCGTCTGTAGCGTAATTACCATCTAAGTTTGCAATTGCTGAAGCGTTAGCTTTGATGTTTGTATCCAATGAGGAAGATACAGATGATAATTGAGAATCAGAAGCGTAAGTTGCATCTAGGTTAGCTAAATCTGAAGCTACTGAACCAATACTAGAAGCTAAAGATGAAGAAACACTAGATAACTGAGAATCAGAAGCGTAAGTATTATCTAGGTTTGAAATAGCTGATGTATTGGCAGAGATGTCTGATGCTAAAGCTGACTTGATAGCCTCTCTCTGAGTGTGAGCTGATCCAGATAAACTAGTTACACTAGATGCAATACTTGCTTGGTTAGCGTTAGACGAAGTAACATATCCAGCGAATGCTGTATCGTTCTCAGTATCTACACTATTGATCAATGTTACAATTTCTGCAAATGAATCTTTGTCTGCTTGAGTACCGCTTAAGATTGCATCGATTCTTCCTTTCTCTGTATCAATTTTGCCATCTAAAGAACTTTCAATAGCTGTTCTTTGTGAGTGAGCTGAACCTGATAGGGATGAAATATCGCCTGATAATCCGGACTCTAAAGCTACTCTTTGTGAGTGAGCTGAACCACTGAATGCTGTAAAGCCTGTTGTTCCAGTAATCGTTACTTGATCTGAACCTGATATTAATGTTGGTTTTCCAGTTACGTTACCATATGCAACGCTGTCAGCTGTTAAACCTTCGAAGTTACCAACACCAGTAAAAGATCCCGAGAAGGATCCAGTTGCTTCGGCGTTAGTCATTTTAGGACTATGTATTCTCATTTTGTTTTGTTTTACGCTTTTGTTATGTTATAATAAATATGTTTATTCTCTCTTTTAATTTTAGCTTTTTATTACTATGTTACCAGTAAACGCTTCATCAAACGCTACGTATATATTATTGGAATCTACTATAGAGACTTCCCCTGGTAAAGTTAGTTCTTTATTTGAATCGAATACACTTACTTGACAAAATTGTTCACCTAAACTATGAGTTACGGTGTATGAACTTGCTCCACTAAGTGATGTACGGAAGGTGCTATTATCTACTATGCCAGTAAGTTGTGATCCATCTCCTACAAAGGCAGATGCACTTACAAAAGAATTTACATTAAGACTGTTGAGGCTAGCGTCTGAACCGCTAACAACTAATTTTTTCCAATTCGGCATTTTACTTTTTATTATGGTTGGTTACACTCTGTGCCCACTTCCTCTTACGAGGCCGATAATAGCTTTAATATAAATAGAGGTAATATAATAAAAAAAGGCCCGGAGGCCTAATTTTATTCTTTATCTACTAAAACACTTAATTTGGCCATTATTTGATAAAATTGTTCAAACTCTGTACCTACATAAGTTGCTTTTCGTAACTTTGCAATTATGAAGGCAGCATCAGCTTTTGTAATTTCATTTGCATTTTTTACTGCTGCTACCTTCTTTTCTACTTTGTCTTTTAATCCCATGATTCTACGTAACTTATTTAACATTTTTATTAGCTATAAATCCAAATTTCCTCGTTGCTAGTATCTACGTGTACTGTTCCTACTCCTTGGAAGGTTGGTGCACTTGATGGACTAGCTGCTGCTGATTGAATGTTACCTAATTTAGATGTATGTGTTGCTGTTGTATCTTCAGCGCCAATTGCTTGACTAAATCCGAATACATTAGCAGGTGAATCCCAGAATATACCTGAACCTTGATTTACTGATCCGTCAGACCCTCCGAAGATAATACCTGCATCTCCTGCTGCACTACCTGAGTTAAGTAAGATAAATCTATCTTCTACGTTCAAGTTAGCAACTTGTGCTTGTACTGTATCTCCAGTAACGTTAAGGTTACCTGTGATTGTTACATCTCCTGTTAAGGTTGCATTGTCAACAATACCGATTTGAATTTGGTTGTTTGTGACTGTTGTTTCTAATTCTCCTGCAGTACCTACTACTGATAAAGCATCTGATTTAAGATTTACTGAATCGCTTCCTGATGATCCAGAAATTGCTAAAGTAGAACTTAAGTTGTTTATAGTACTGTTAAGTGAAGATTCTATTGCTACTCTTTGAGTATGTGCAGATCCTGATAAGCTAGAAATATCATTTGTTAAAACATTCTTAATAGCTTCTCTTTTTACTTCTGCTGAACTACTTAAAGAAGTAATTGCTGAAGCATTAGAGCTGATATTAGATGCGTTAGTTGAGATATTACTTGCATTAGTTGAAATATCAGAATCATTTGCAGATACAGTGCTTATAATTGCAGCACGAGCTGTATGAGCAGATCCACTTAATGAGTTAATATCGCTTGATAATCCAGAAGCTACAGCTACTCTTTGTGAGTGTGCTGATCCACTTAATGTAGATACTGCACTAGTAACTTCTGCATCTGTTGCAAATGTACTATCTAAAGATGCTGTAAACGACTCTAAGCTACTTAATCTACCGTCTTGAACTGATTGTTCAGAAGTAATAGAGTTATCAAGAGCGACTCTCTGAGCGTGTGCTGAACCACTTAAGCTTGATATTGCTGAAGTGTTACTAGAGATATCTGATGTATTTGAGCTAATATTGCTTGCATTTGTTGATACATTGCTTGCTATAGCTGCTCTTGATGTATGAGCTGATCCAGATAATGAACTTATATCGCTTGATAATCCAGATACTAGAGCTGCTCTTTGAGTATGTGCAGATCCTGATAGTGAATTAATACCTGAAGTGTTAGAGCTAATATCAGAAGCTAAAGATGTTTTAATTGCTTCTCTTTGAGTATGAGCTGATCCACTTAAGTTGGTTACACTAGTTTCAATATTAGTTTGACGAGCGTTAGAAGAAGTTACATATCCTGCAAATGCCGTATCGTTCTCAGTATCTACTTGATTTATCAAAGTAACAATCTCTGCAAATGTATCTTTATCAGCTTGTGAGCCAGTTAAGATTGCATCGATTCTTCCTTTCTCTGTATCTATCTTATTATCTAAAGAAGTTTCAATAGCTACTCTTTGACCGTGAGCTGATCCTGATAGGGATGAAATATCACTTGATAATCCAGTTGCTAATGCTTCTCTTTGAGTGTGTGCAGATCCTGATAGTGAGCTAATGTCGCTAGATAAACCAGATGCTAATGCTGCTCTTTGAGAGTGAGCTGAACCTGATAAAGAGCTAATACTACTATCTACTGTTGATTTTAAGTTTACGTTAGCTGTATGAGCAGATCCACTTAATGAACTAATACTACTGTCTAAAGTAGATTTTAAGTTAACATTAGCTGTATGAGCTGATCCAGATAAACTACTTACAATACCGTCTGCATAAGATTTAACTGATGCTGAAGTAGCATTCATTTCTGCTTCTGTAGCGAATGTGTCATCTAAAGATGCAGTAAATGATTCTAAACTATCTAATCTACCGTCCTGTACTGATTGCTCAGATGCGATTGAACTAGCTAAGTTAGAGTTTGCTGTTGCTGCAGATGAACTTAATGCTGTAATGTTTCCTGCATTAGTAGAAATATCATTAGCGTTAGTTGATATATTACCAGTGTTAGTAGAAATATTACTTGCATTAGTACTAATATCATTTGCTAAAGCATTTTTAATTGCTTGTCTATTAACGTGAGCAGATCCACTTAATGAAGTAATTGCTGTTGCATTACTTGAAATGTTTCCTGCGTTAGTAGAAATATTAGTTACATTTGTAGCAATGTTTGAAGCATTAGAAGAGATGTTAGAAGACAATTGAGTCTTGATGGCTTCTCTTTTTACTTCTGCTGAACTACTTAATGCTGTTAACTGTACTTCTGAAGCATATGTAGAATCGATTGAAGAAGTAAATAATTCAATGCTATCTAATCTACCATCTTGTACTGCATCTGCTGCATTTGAAGAAGTATAGAAAGCTGCAAATGCTTGATCGTTTTCAGTATCTACTTGATTTACTAAGTTAACAATCTCTGCAAATGTATCTGTGTCTGCTGTTGAAGCAGAAAGTATAGCGTCAATTCTTCCTTTCTCAGTGTTAATTCCACCTTCTAAAGAAGTCTTAATAGCTTCTCTTTGTACGTGAGCTGATCCAGATAATGAACTGATTGCTGAGGTGTTACTTGAAATATCAGATGCTAAAGCAGTTTTAATTGCTTCTCTCTTAACCTCTGCAGAAGAACTTAATGCTGTAATGTTAGAAGCATTAGTTGAAATGTTTCCTGCTACTGTTGCATATCCAGACGTACCAGTAATATCAATTTGACCTGATCCTGATACTAAGGTTGGTTTATTTTGAATGTCAGCAAAGTCAGTTGAAATAGCTCCTATCTCTGATGCTAACGAAGCACTTACTGCTGATAGTTCAGCGTCTGTTGCATAAGTATTGTCTAAGTTAGTAATTGATGATTCTACTGAATCTAATCTAGAATCGATAGATTGACTAACTCCTGTTGAACCGAATAAGGATTCTACTTGAGCAGAACCAGATACTAATGCTGGTTTACCAATTACGTTATCAAATAATATCGAACCAGATACTACGTGACCACCTTTACCTACGATTACTGTACCTGTAGTAGCAGAATCAAAAGTGATCTCTGCTGTATTTTCAAATACTTGAATAGATGCAGGGAAGATTTGATAGTCATTATTATCGTATACTGTTACGAGAATATTTTTAGTATTGAAGTTATGATTTACTGTGAATGTTGTTACACTAGTAAATGAATTAACTACTGTCGCTGTTTGAGCGATATCTAAGTTAGTAAGTCCTGAACCGTCTCCTGAGAAAATAGATGCTGTTAAAGCTCCTGTTCCTAAGTTAACATCTTGGTTAACTAATCCAGCTACTTGCTGTGCTGAAGAAGAAATAATTCCTGCTGGAATATTATCTAACTCTGTATAGTCTGTTGTTAATCCTCCAATCGTTGTAGCAAATGAACTAGATACTGAAGTTAATTCAGCGTCTGTTGCAAATGTACTATCTAATGAAGAACTAAAGCTTTCTAAGTCTGTTACTCTACCGCTTACAGATCCACTTTCAGTTTCTAATGCAGCTAATCTATTATTACTAGCTGTATAATGAGCAGCAAATGCTTGATCGTTAGCTGTATCTACACTGTTAATTAAAGTAACAATCTCTGCGAATGAATCTGCATCTGCTGTTGCTGATGTTAAGATTGCATCGATTCTTCCTTTCTCTGTATCGATATCACTTGCTAAGCCGGCTCTTGCTGATGCAGCAGATCCAGATAAACTTGAGATAGAAGATGCATTAGTTGAGATATTACCAGCGTTAGTAGAAATATCAGAAGCTAAAGCAGTCTTAATTGCTTCTCTTTGAGTATGAGCTGATCCACTTAGTGCTGAATCTCCTGCTACATATTCTGCTCTTAATGCTGCAGCTGAAGAACCTGAATGGTTACTTAATGCTGTTGATTGAGCTGAATCTAGAGCTGCTCTTTGTGAGTGAGCTGAACCTGATAATGTTGATACTGCTGATGTTACTTCTGAGTCAGTTGCGTAAGTAGCGTCTAATGAAGCAGTAAATGATTCTAATGAACTTAATCTACCATCTTGAGCTGATTGTTCAGAAGCAATAGAAGAATCTAATGCAGCTCTTTGAGTATGAGCTGAACCAGATAAACTTGCAATATCACTTGCAATATCACTCGCTAAATTAGCATTAGCTGTATGAGCTGATCCTGATAATGAACTAATACTACTATCTAATGTAGATTTTAAATTAACGTTAGCTGTTGCAGCAGAAGAAGATAATGAAGTAATGCTTGAATTAGCAGAACTAATATCTGATGCTAATGCTGTCTTAATAGCTTCTCTTTGAGTATGAGCTGAACCTGATAAGTTGGTAACGCTAGTTTCAATTGTTGTTTGTCTAGCATTTGAAGAAGTAACGTACCCAGCAAATGCTGTATCATTCTCAGTATCTACACTGTTAATT